TAAATTTAACCGTTATAGTCACACCAACAGTCAGTGCAGATTGTGCGGTATCACCCTCATCTAAAAAACACTCGCATGAGCCTGACCATTCAGTTGCACCTTTAGCAAAACTTTTGCTAGTTGATGATAATGTTGTGGTTTCAATCATGCCTGCACTCTCGCTAATTGACCACGATTTTAATTCGCCCAATAAATCTGTGTTTATGTGAACGAAGCCCTCGCTCCCTGTGTGTGTTGCCATTTGTTATTTACTCCCTGTGGATTTAATTGTTTTTTCTTGTTTAGCCGATTTTTCCAGTGACCAGCCAAGCACCTTTGCATTTTCGATCTGTGACGGGTGTACGTCTATTGACTCCGACCCATCTTTGTACATCTTTGGCATATTTGCCCCCTTTTTTATTAACTAATTAAAGTTGTTACATCCGTTTTATCAACTCTATATAGAGCAATAAAGCGCATTGTCATTAATCCAATTGGCTGATCACCCTCACCACTGAGTTCTATATCTAAACCGTCATAATTAAAATGCTTGCATTTCCCACTCAACGTGTTGTCACCACTTGCAAACAAAGCACTTTCCACCTCTGCGCCTATGGTGTCTAGGGTGTTATCTACGTTTAACGATTGCTTTACTCGCGCCTCAACAACCACGTTTAATATGCGCATTTGCTTGTTACCGCTTTCCTCGCCTAAATCTTCACTTAACATGTAAATCGTTAATGATGGCAACGCATCAGCAGCAGCAGCATCATAAACCCTGCTAGAAAAAACATTTGTACCTGTTGTTGCCAACCCTGCTAATGTGGTTTCCAACTGATCACGGATTTGTTGTCGAGCGTGTGCCATCTAAGTATCTTCTAAAATTAAACTTGTTAAACCTGTGCCATCAGGTTGTATTCCAACGATTTTAAAAATATCCGATTCAATATATCCATCGTCTATGTAATCGTTTGCATTTTCTAAAAATAAATCTGATAATAAATTTGTATTTATTGTGATTAAATCACCATGTTCTATAAAGGTTGAATCAATTTGACCACAAGTAAAAATTGGTCTTTCAGCTTCAATACCATGCACTTCTATAAATGCCGATTCATAAATTCCATTGATCTGTGTTGAGCCTACATACGCCGAATCTGCTAACCCATCTGTATCAAGAAATTCTGATAAATCTTCTGTAAACATAATCTTTTTTTTATTTTTAGAAAATGCAAATAAAGGGTGCTAATTTCTCAACACCCATTAATCAACTTTGTTTCCTATATTAAGTTGTCGCGTCTTTCATCGCTGCAAATGACTCTGCGTGACGAATTCCGATATCAACATCTTGTAGGGCAACAATTCTCACTGTGCCTGAAGATGAACCCGTGGATGTATCGACGTTAATGTCAATGCCGCCCCATGAGCCAATTATCAGGTCAGACCAGTTACCAAAGATGATGGCTGAACAAGTTGAAGTCGAGCCTTTAGTAAGGTTTGACGGTACTTGGTTAGAAACAGCCGCGTTGTAACCACGTAGCGTGTTGTTATCACCCCAAACATATTGACCAGTGCTTGAGGATTTTTCAGTTTGCAATAACTTGCCACGTACTTTGGCGTTAGTTAAAAAACCTAAATTACCAATATCAGCATTGTCTAAAGCTAACTGACTCTCAAGATCAACAATATCAGCCCAATCCGGTGCTGCTCCATTTGTACCACCAACGACCGAACCAATGCCCGATGTGTTTAAAACACCCGTTGGTTGGTTAGATGCACCTGAACCATTAATGGCCGCTAAATCAATTGCTAATGCAAGTGATGTTGCAAGGTCATTACGCACAAACGATTCGACATCAATCGAACTTTGGTTCAACATCTTTCTGGAAATATCACTCATTGAACCAACGGTCTTTCCGGACATGGTTAATTGGTCAAACGCTGCTTGTGACTCTGTTACAGCACCTGATTCTGCGACCCAATACGATGAAGCACCACCGGTTTGTCTTGGAATAGCGATATTACCGACCAAATCATTCATCATCGTTGCACCCAAACCAATCACTTGTGATTTATTTCTAAGCATATCAATAAATGAGCCTGACAATAAATCAGTGGCAACGGTATGACCACCGGCTGTTGCAGTTGTGATGTTTAAATCACGCATTAAAACATCAGTTGGGATGTAAAAACCCTGCGCTCTTTTGCCTAACCTATGAGCCATGCCATCTGACATTTCACGCTCAAAACCTGCCTCGTTCCAGTTGCCCGTCACTAACGCATTGACCGCACGTACAATTGAAAAATCACCAATCTCAGCATCACTCATGCCAATTTTAGTATCTTCAATCGCAGCTTGTGCCGGTTGGTTTTTGTTGATTGACTCCAATGCAACGCCCCTAAACTCATTAATAGAGCGGTCGTTACCTTTGAATTGCGAGCCGATTTCTTTCAATTCTGGATGTTTCGCCACAATTGAATCGATTTCAGCACTTCTTTGGCGGTCTTGCGCCACTGCATCGCGTGCCACTTGGCCTTCATCGATGCTTGGTTTAACTATTTCAGTCATTATTTTTTCCTTATGATTATTAGTAATTGTTGTCATATTTTCACCATCAGCTGATCTTGAAATTCCTATGGAATTATCTGCTGGCACACTGACCAGTGAAATTTCAAAAGGAGACCAATTTTTTGCAACATAAGTTTCCATTTCATCTTCTGATCGTGATTCGTCTAACTCCATTTCATTGATACGATAACCAACTGAAATGTTTTGACGTATGCCATCCATTACATCTGTAAATATTTCTTGAGCGTGTGCTGACTTTGAAAAACGCACCACGGCCGTGCCACGTTTACCATCCACCGATGCACTTTCCACTCGGCCTATTTGATCGCTTAAATCATGATCCATCAACAAGGGCGCACCACCATTCAAGCGTTCCAAATTGACGGATTTAGGCGAGTGATCTAACACTTCCATCCCAAACCACCTCTCAACTGGCATATCACTTGAAAACGATAAATTTACCGTTCTTGCATCTTCATCAATCGCACTACGATCTAAAATAAAACTACGGTGCAAATCACCAGTTTTAAGTTGTTTATTGTTCATTGTTTAATACCTCGCTAATTGTAATTGTTAAATTTAAGCCTTTATCTTTGGCTAATTGCTGCTCATAAGCTAGTTGATCGTAAACATCTTCAATATCACCACCTTGCTCGGCCACAACCTCACTGGCTGTTTTAATACCGGCCTGTACTGCCGAAACACTGGCTTGAATATCCTTAACGGGATCGACCCATTGCCATGCCTTTGGCTGCCAACGCACCTCAGTTAATTTGTCATAATTAACCATATCCAAACCCAATGAGCCATTTAATAATTGCATGGATAACCACTGCTCATAAATACGTGTCATAAAGTGTTGCTGCATCCAGTTTTGTTTAACCCGCCACTGGTCGCGTTCTTCAATCGTGCCTGAACGTATAGAGGAAAAACTGACACCTTCCAAATCATTTCCTAGACTGTTATATGCCACGCCCAAACCACTAGCAATACCACGCAAAATAGCCTTATTAAAATCTTTAAAAGCTGATGTGGGGTGGGTTGGATCAAACGCCTCGGCTTTCATGCCGGCAGGTAATTGGTGGCCAATTCCCGGCTCAATATCCATTAATAATGAGCCATCATCTGCCTCATCACCAATAAATGAATCACCGGCCTCTGAGGTGTAAAAAATCATCGAACTAGCTCCAACTCTGGCCGCCACCAATTCTGCTTCCTCGTACGCCCCCAACATTTGCAAGCGTGTCATTGCACTGGCCATCCAAGTTGCACCCCTTATTTGCTCGGGGCGTTCACCCATAAAGGCGTGAATAATATTATCAGCCTCTACACGTTCTGCCCTTGCTGCGGCCGTGGCCACATTATCAGGGTTGATTAATAAATGATATGCCACCGGCTTGCCGGTAATATCAAACTCAATGCCCATACGAATGACTATGCCATTGCCTAAATCTTTATTTAGGTTTTCATCAAGGCGGTTAATATCTAAAAATTGCAGCTTAAAACCAAACTTGCTATCATCGTGGATAATGCGGCAAAGCACCTCGCCATCCCTTGCTACGGTTTCAATAAATAAACGCTGCATTTCAACAAAAGAAAGGCGGCCATCCCAAGCACAGTTTTTAGCTTTTGACCATTGCACCCATGCTTGCTCAACTATACGGTTTGATTTTTGGTCTAACTTGCCTCGGTTAGTTTTGCTTTTAACTTGTAATAATATTCCTTTAGCACCGACCACATTGCTAACAACCATTTGTAAGTATTTTTTAGCATAATCATTATTAATACTCAAATCACGCGCTCGCGCTCTAAGTGCCTTGCCCCCTGATTGTAAATCCTTGTTAATATTTTGCTGTGTGGTAGTCCAACTGTTAGTCAAACGGTCTATCTTTGCGGCCGCATATTGGCGGCGAATTGTTTGCTGTCTTTTTGCTTTGTGTTTTTTAAAAAAATTCAAATCCATAATTTAAAACCTAACCTTAACAACACCGCTATGACCAAGACCATTGCGAATACGCTCGGCTCTTTGCTCACGCACCCACTCGGCGCGATATCGATCTCGCAATAATATTAAATCAGCAATTGGTGTGCGGCCTAATGAGCGACCTTGAATTGAGTAACTGTCTTGGTCTTTGGTGCTGCGTTTTTCAATAATCGCCTCAATCGCATCAAGCACCTTTTTAACGTGGCCTCTAGGGTCAGTTGCTGCCGCATCGCGGTTAGCTTTAACTTCAAAAGTGCCACTATCAACGGTAATACGCTCGCTATCTGATGAACGTACAATGTACGCCTGCCAATGATAAATGCCGGCGGTATAGACTGCCGTTGTTGCTGCTGCCACCTCAACAATATAATCACTGCCTGACTCACCGGCTGTGAT